TTGCTACTACATATTGTTGTGTTGGGTTGTCTATTACAAAAGCGTCGATGTCTTCGCTGTTTGCAGGTGTAATTGGTGTCAAGTAAAAATTCGACCAAGTTGGCTTTAAAGTATTAGCCGCATTGTAGAATATTCCATTCAACACACCAATGATTGGTGCAGCCGAACCTTGACCTTCAACTATATAACCTGCAGCGCTAGCTACAGCTCCGCCATTGTAGATAGTAGTACCATAGCCGGCGTCGATTTTATATTTCCCTTGACCTTGGATAGATGGTGAACCACCTAAAGTGCCTGCAGGAATAAGACCGAAACCTTGTGTGTTTCTATTAGCCATATTATTGTCTCCTATTACAATAGTTTAGTTGTTAGTTTATTCGATGAGTCAGAAATAACAAAAAAATTATTTCTTCGTACCACCGAAGGTTACACGAGACTGTCTATCAACATTGATAGGCATCCTCTGGTCCTGCTCCTTCATAAGATCGTTATCGATTGCTTCATCACGTTGTTTATGACGGTTAGTCATATACTCTTGACGTTGTTGCGCGATCTCTGTTGGTACCTTCGCAAGTAAAAGGCCACCTACCCCAATCACTCCCTTGTATTTGCCGTCTTCGACAACAGGATAGTCAGATGCATTTTCAACTTCTTCAGATCTAACAAGTTCATAACCTTCTCTTAATCGTCCAGTTACGTTTTTAGTATCTTGAAAGCCAACGCTTTCTGCTCTTATCCATCTATACCTGAATCCATCAGGTGCAGGGGGTGCATCTAGAGAAGATGGTGGAACCCAAACTTTTGGTCTTTCCGTTTTAGACCTAGTTTCGTTCGCACGAGAAGTTTTGTTATCTTTTTCCATGTTACGCTCCTTCCGTGAGTTTGATTTGTTTTGCGTATTCTTCAAGTGGCACTCCTAATTTTTTAGCTATTGCTACCTGTGATGAAGTGAGTCTCACAGTTTGCCTTCCTTGTCTTACGTTACCAGAACGTTTAACAGAGGCAACATTTTGCGTCGGTCTATTTGTCGACGTTTGAGAGTCTCTTGTATCAAATTTATGCGGAAATTCAAGTCTTATTCTTTTATCAACTTCTGCATAATATTCATCAGTTTGAGGGTCAAAACCTTCTCTTTCAACTAAATCCTTATGAATTTCAAAGGCAGTAAAAGTCATGGCTCTATCTTTTCCAAACCATGTATTTCTACCTGCCCAGTCTTCAGCTCTTGGATCCGGTGAAGGAAGCTCTTGAGGTGTGCTTTCTGGAAGATTTGCTGCATCCGATAACCTTGGTGCAGGCTCTTCTTTTTTGATTGATTGCTGCTCTTTTAAAGCAGTGAGTCTAGCTTCATCAATTGATAAAGCAGCGATTTTCTTCTGAGCTTCAATTTGAGCCGCAGCATCAGCATTCTCGATGGCTGTTGCTAACTCTCTTTGAGCAGAATCTAAACCGGTTTTAACTCTTGATTCAAACTGCTTAACATAATCTTCATTTACTTTTGAAAATTTAGTTTCAGTAGTTTGTCTTTTGTATTCGACGCCCTTCGCATAGTCTAGTGCCGCTTTCTCTCTTCGCTCTGCTTCTCTTAACTTACGAGTAAGTTTTGCGATTCTAGATTGAACACCTTTACTATATTCTTCTAGTTTGTCGTCCTTCTTTTCCTCTTGTCTTTGTTCGACCTCTCCACCTTGATCTAATTCTTGTTTCGTTTCTACTGTTTCTTGTTCCGTGTTTCCTGTTTCTTCTGAACCTGTTTCAACAACAGCTTCATCTTTTGTTTCTTCAATCTCTACTTCAGCATCAGGTCCTGATGTGTCGATAGGGACTAATTTATCTTCGTCTGGCATAGCTACTCCTTCCTATGTTTAGAACTCATGCAAGATGTCCTCTGGACTATCAATTGTTGCTAACACTTCATCGTCGTTTAGCAGACGCATTTCCCCACCATCGATTTTGATTCGGCTACCTGCATAACGTGCAAACATAACCCAATCGTTGACCTTGCACCATGGACCATCAGGATATCTCTCCTTATCCTTATAACAATCTGGACCCATGGCCATAACTAATCCTACTTGTGAAGCAACTTGTTGTCGCTCTAAAGTAGTTTCAGCTAATACTATTCCACCTTTAGTTTTCTCTTTCATTTTGAAAGGTAAGACTAAAAGTCTCCAGCCCGTAGGCTTCGGTAATTTTGCTTCTTGTTTTGTTTCTGATTTATCTTCTGATTTTTTTACGCCGACTAATTCATTATCCGGCATTATTATTTTTTGACTTGATGTCGATGACTGTTCCCTTAGTTTCATTTTGCTCCTTATCTTCTAGCAGGTTAGAGAGTTCCTGTAGTGTTGCCTCATAGGCGTTTATTTGTCCTATTATATACTTATAATTCTCCATACTGTCAACCCCACCAGAAGTGACGTTTACTGACAAAGAATCAATTCTTGATTTTAAGAATTTTATTAATCTATTTATTGTTGTTTCTAATTGCATTTATATCCGCTACCTTTCCTTTGTTTTCGCCTTTCTTAATAACATATTTTTGAGTACCGTTTGCTCCGGTATCCACTTCTTTTTTTAAATCTTTAAATAAAGATCGTTGTTTACTTTCTTTTTCTTTTTTTTGAAGAAAAGATTCTATTGTTTTTGAGTCTCTCATAAGCCTCCTCTATTGCAATAAAAAAGTTATCAATTGCACCTAATATTTTATACATAAAATTATCAAACATTAGCAATTCCACTTTCTTAATGATTTATTAATTCTTGAATCTGGATCTCTTGCAGTTTTAGCAGAAGTTAATCTTTTTTTCATACCTTTCATTCTAGCACAAAATGATTTTCTTCTTTTAGCAGCTTTAGATCCTGCTTTTAATTTTGATGGTTTAGTTGTAACGGCAGTTTTTAATTTAGAACCAGGATTAGCTCTTCTGTAAGATGCAACACCTTTTGCATTTAATCCACCAGACTCGGACTTACCTTCTTTACGTTGCCACGCTGGAGATTTACTTCCTGATGCAAATTGTTTTCTAAACATTACGCTTGAGATTTTTTAATAGCCTCTGCTGTTGGTGCACCCTTTGCACCTTTTGCTCTCATTTTTTCACCACGTTTTCTTTTTTGATGAATGTTATACCAAAGACCTTTTTTAGCTTTTTTGCCTTCTTTAGTTGTGTGGTATTCTGAAGAACCACCATTCTTAAAATTTGATCTATTAAATTTATTCATATTAAACCTTCTTTGCTAAATCTTTATTAATTTTCTTTTGAACTCTTTCAGGTAATTTTGAAAAGCCTTTGTATTTTTGTTTCATAGGTTTTTCACCAGATTTAGGTGATCCACTACTTCTACAAACTCTCGTGTTAGTAGTTTGTTTATTATATCTTGGGTTTGCCATATTTATTTCCTTTTAATTAAATCAGTTGCTTTTAATCCGTAAACGCTCGCAATGACACCTACGAAAATCGTTTGATACCAAAATGGTAGCTGTGAAAAGTATTCAAAGAACAATTGCATCTTTTCCATAGCTGCCGGATCATCCGAAAACACTGCCCACGATAATAACGCAATTGGAGCCGAAAGTAAAATTAAAATAAATTCGTCTTTCCAGTCCGATTGCCTTGCTTCTAATAATTTACCTTGGTATTCTGCTTCTCCATTTGCCATTTTTTCTGCATGACGCATTTGTGCATCCGCCATAAGCATTTTAGTCTTCTGACGATTTTTAAAAATGTGAGAGCCAGCTTGAACGGCTAATTTAATAGCACCGAACCACATATTAGTACCAAGTAGCTTTTCTTTTCTTATCAGCTAACATTCTTTTTTGACCTCTGACTTGTTCTTTGTCACCCATTGGTAAACCATTGAACGCTTTGTCAGCTGTAGTCTTAGATCTTGGATCTACTTCTACATTTTGATCAGGAATGTTAATATCTTTTTGTTTTTTATAGTTCATCATAGTTTTTTACCTTTTTTTAATCTATTATATCATTATTCATTGTCAATAACAGACATTTGTTGAATTCCCTTGCCTGCAAGACTAACTCCAGCTCTTAATTTAGCTAAATCTTCGTTTTGATCCATCTTATCTTCAGCTAATTCTCTTGCTTGGACTAATTTTGCTCTATCAAGGTCTGCTTTTTCTTGGTCAGCTTGTTTTTTTCGTTCATTTTCCATTGCTCTTAGGTCAACTTCTCTTGATTTTAGTTTTAGAAGAGGGTCATTATCAAATTGAGACGTAATTTCCTTCTCTTCTTTCGCAAAATCAGCTGTTAACTCTGCAACAAGTACTGCTTTTCTTGCTTCAATGTCTTGAGAAAACTTTTGTAGCTGTTGTTGAGCCATTGGATCTTGTTGTGCTTGTACTTGTAGCATTTGAATTTGTTGTAATTGCTCTGCAAACTCTAATTCTACTTGTTCTTGAGCCATTAAACTGATGTGTTCAAGTATATTTTTTTGTATTGAAGCCATAACCATAGGATTATTTCTTACAATGTTAGTAGACATGAACGTTAAATGCGCTGTAACGTGTGCTCTGTGATCTTGAGCTCTAAATGCTTGGAAAGGTTTTGCTCCTAACGCATTAATGTGCTCTAAACTTGGATCCATAGGTTGTACTGGAGCAGGTGGTGGTAATATTTGATCAATATTTTTTACACCTAACGCTTCATACATTTTTCTATAAGCAGAATACAAATTATGTATTTGTGGATTCGATGTTGCAAGTTGTAATTCTGTTTGGGCCATAGATATTCTTTGAGCCATTGAGAATATATTTGGATCTGCAACAGGTAAAATATCTACTCTGTCATCAAAATCCATTTGTTTAATTTCTCTTCTTCCACCAACTACATCAAATGGATAAACCGGTGGTAAGTAAGTTTTAAATACTTTTGCAAGTAATCTAAATTCTTTTTTCATTCCTGAATACAATCTTTTGTGGATTGCAGACATAACTCTTGAACCTCTTTCAAGTAATGCAACTGTAGTTCCAACTGCAGCACTTTGATTTCCTTCACCCACTTGCATATCAGCAATAGCCGCGAATCTTTGACCTGCAGAAACAACAACACCCATTAATTGTAATAATGTTGGACTTGGTTCTTTGTAAGGTAAAGTCATAAATGCATCTCTTAAATTACCACCTGGTGCATCTACATCTCTAAACTCACCTGGCTGTAATGGAGCCGCTTCATCTCTAACTCTAATACCTCTTTGTTTAAATCCAGCAGGTAAATTAGATAAAGTTCCTGCATCTAATAATTGACGGAGAGCAGCTGTTGCAGTTCTGCTCAATCCGCCAATCATATGAATTAATCCAAAGCCATAAAACCCTAGACCCGGTAGAAATTTAAAATGGACAAAATATTGGATTTTATTTCTCTTTGGATCTGTTGGTTCGTAGTTTCTTCTGATTGATAAAACTTTTCTTGAAGTTTCATCAACAGTTACGATGTAAGGTAATTTTATTCCTGTAGGGTTTAATTCATCATCTTTATCTTCAAACCCTTCTAAATCTAAATTAACATGACACTCTAAAAGAGTGTATACCATTTCTTGTTTACCTGATTTTCTAGTTCCTTCTAGTTCTCGTTCTTTTTTCTCAATCTCATCTTCTTTGTCTTGTGGTTTTTGTAATTCTATATCAGAATAAAAACCAGCGACTTGTTGTTTTCTTAAATCGTTTTCAGATATTTTTATTGTTTCGATAATTGCGTCCGCATCATCTAATGAGGTAGCTGAATACGGAACTACTAAATCATCTGCAGGTACAAACTTAGAAACAGCTCTACCTAACAGTTCATCATAGTAAACTTTTTTAAATGTAGAACCTGCGAGTGGTAAATGAAATAACATTTGATCAAACTCTGGTTCATACTCTTCCATCTTCTCCATTAATTCGTAGTTCATGTAATCTTTAACACGTTGAGCTTGAGCTGCTTTTGCTTGATCTGGATTACCAACTATTTGAGTTCTAACTGGTCCTTCAGCAGGTAATAATTCTTTGTAAGCTCCTGCTTGAAATTGTGTAACAGCTTCTGCAAGCACTGGGTGTGTTGCACCTGAAGCTCCAGTAAAAGGTTCTGTTCTTTGGTCATACTTAAAACCTAATAAATCTAAACCTTGTTTATAAGTTTGTTCCCAATCTTTTCTTGATGCTTTGTAGTCCATATAATTTTCTACAAGCTCATTTCCAATTGGATCTGTAATATCTTCTGGAAGTAATTCTGCTAAATTATCAAAGTGAGATGGTTGACCTTCGATGTTAACTTTGCTTGGATCAAAATTAACTTCAACACTTCCATCTTCTTGTTCGTTTACTTCAATCGGTTGTTCAGAAAGCTCTTCAGCTTTCTGTTCTTCAATTTCGATTTCCTCTTGAGGATCAACCTCGATTGATGTTTTTACGTTTGGTAACGATTTGTCTATATCTGCCATTTATATTCTCCGGTGTATTGGATGTTTTAACCTGTTTTAGAGGAATATTCAAGCCTTGTGGATTGGGTCCTCTTTTAGGTGGTATTGTGGTTGTTAGTTTTTTAGTCATAGTCATCTGGTAAATAATCATGTGGATCAGGGCCATCGCCATATTTTCCACCTATAAATTCAGCTGCTTCATAATTATCAAAATTAACTTTTTCAGTTAAGTCAAGTCTTTTACCTCTTTTTTCAAGTTCTTCTTTAGAAAGTTTTTTACCTGTAGCAAATTCTTTTAAAGTACTTACATCTGATTCAAGATAGTCAATACCTGGGCCTCCACTTTCCCCATCAAATTCTATATCCGCATCTTCCGGTCCACCAACATATCTTGGCTCTGATTCTACAGTTTCAAATGTATCACGTGGTTTTGCACCTCCTGTAGTTTCATCAGCCACTCCTGGTCTATATTCCATCGTTACAGTTCCTTGACCCATATTAGTAGGTGAATCATATTCAACTCTTATACTTCCATCATTTAAATCTTGATATACCCTAACTCCTTCTTCTTCACCTAATTTTGCAGCATGTACAATTTCTCTTTCTTGAGTTGAAAATTGTTTTGTTACATCATCACCTTCTAAAATTACTCTATTAACTAAAGCATCAAACCATTCTGGTTTACCTGTAACAGGTGGAGTTTTTACTGCAACTTTTTCTGCAACTTTTGCAACTCTTCCAAAGTCATCACCAAAGCCTAACATCTTTGCTAAAATGACCGCGCCTCCTGCGCCACTAACTTTTAAAAATTCTCTTCTATTAGTTCCTTTTGCATTTAACACTTCATCAATTTCTTTTTCCATAACTTGTTTTGTAACATCATCTACGGGAAGATTTCTAGCCTTTGCATATGATTGTAAAAATTTGACACCTGGAAATATTGGTGCAACTAATTCAACACCAAGACCAACTGTTTCTCCTAAAGCAACTGGAGCTGCAGTAGATCCTCTATCAATCATTTTTTGTTTTTCACCTTCAATTAATTTATCAAGTCCAAGTTT